AAGCAACCCATACCGACCAGCCCGAGACAATTAAAATAAATTGCTACGGCAATAACGCTGACTGGTTGATTGACCTAAAAGAGGCGACGTTACTGGATTTTGTGAATCCTAATGATCATGCTTTCAATGCGCAGACGATAGAGAATAGCTGGAATTACGATGGCAATTCGGAGGTAGATGATTTTGTGTATGCGCCGGTTAGGTACGGAAAATCATTTGCGGATAACGATAAGACTGCGACACCCTATGAAATGAAGCCGGCAATATCAATCTACTGGTTACTATACCGTGCATTCAAAAGCCAGGGATACAGGATTGCATCTACTTTTATGGATAGTGCTTATTTCCGGCGGTTAGTAATGCCTTGGACTTGGGGTGATTTCATATTTTCAGATGAAGTTGTGCAAAAGCCTTACCTATTCCGCCGGCTTTGTACTCAGCAGGAAGTAAGTAAGCCAATTGGCACAAGTTGGGATCAATGGGTATCACCCACATCATCTTCGGCACCTGTTGCGAATACAATACAGTGGAACGACAAAGACAGTTTTACTAATACAGGTACACCAGAAGGCGGGTATGAAGGAACACCGGGACTCTCGACTTGGATAACACCTCATCAACTCAAATACACCTACCCGGCATCCAGTGTCTTAGGGTTTGTAACAGCAGTTTTCAGATTGAGTGTTTATTATTACGTCTATATAAACTCAAATGATATACACTTCTTTGACCTAACTGCTTTTTGGTTTATCAATGGTATTCAAGTGTCTGAAGACTCACTTTATCAGTACCAGAAGAACGGGGTGGGCTCTGGTACGGCATCACTTGACAAAGAATTAGACCTTGTACAGGGAGATGTGGTTACCTGTCAATTGCGCATTACTGCCGGCAGCCCTGGAAGCCATGCCTGGAACTGGAGAATAGGCAATACAGTGGCTACTGCTGCACAGAATGGTGAACCGGTAAGCTCTTTCGAAATCTTACGTTTCAAGAAAACCGTTGGATCACCCGTGAGGTTCAAAAATTTTCCAACTTTTAAAAAGTACAAATGGCTTGACCTGCTGCGTGGGGTAATAGACATGTTCAATCTTTCCATGCAGACAGACCCTATCAACAAAACGGTTTGCATCGAACCAACTCACGATTACCAGACCGGCACCAGCCCTTTGCCTAAAAAGCAGGGGTATTTTGGTAAGGGGGACATTGATTGGAGGGGTAAGCAGGATTTGAGTAAACAGAGTGTCATGCAACTCTACAGCGATAACGAACGGGAATTCAACTTCAAGTTCAAGGAAGACTCGAATGACGGAGGTAAAAATATCATTGAGAAGCGTTCTACTGTAGAGGTCGGAAGTAGCCGTTACCTTTTTCCTGACCGGTTTAAGACTGGCAAGAAGGAATTTATCAATCGTTTCTTCACACCGGTCGTGCATATAAATTTCGATGGCTTTGAGAGAGCCACCGGCCGCAAGCCTCAACTCGTAGCCTTGATTCCGGAGAACATTTCCAATACCTCAAAGGATTCAGATGCTACAAACTTTGAACCCAAGCTTGCCTATTACAAAGGGAAAGTGACAGGTGTTGGTGGCTGGTACTGGCAATCCAACCCAAATGATTCCAGCACCCGGCAAACGCTTTCCACCCTGCCATACATGTTTGCAGTAAACTACCAGGCTGGCGGAGAAGCAGACCCGATCCTTACATACTGTGACCAACGAATTGGCGCACAACGTGGCCATGGCCTTCTGCGTAGGTTTTTTCTACAGCGGTTGGCAATCATGCGTCACGGCAGGCTGTATAGTACATACATAAACCTGGACACAAACGATATCACAAACTGGCTGCACCGGGAATGGGTAATCATTGCCGGCAAAAAGTACGCTTTGATTGGCATTGAAAAGTATCTGCCGTTGCGCGATGAAACTACCAAGTGTACGCTGTGGCAGTGGGAACCGGTAAGCCTCAAAGACGATGCGGCCGTATTCCCGTCTGACGCTAGTGTCATGGCCACCAGTACTGTGCTTGCTTCTTCGGACCTTAAATACAATCAATCCCTTATTCTCAGTACAGACCTTCCCAAATAACCATGGCTAATACCAATATTGAAAAGATTTACGACGTAAAAACGTTAGGCTCCGACCGAGTTATCGCAGACCTGGGCAAAATCAACCAGCTCTTCGTTCAGATCCGGAAAGAGAAGATGGCTCTGAACAATCTGAAGGCTACGGTCGAGGATCCCGGACAGCTGGCAGCCATTGCCCAGAAACTACAGGAACTGGCTCTGAGAGAAGCTGAACTGAAGGTGAAGAAAGCGGAAGCGGAGGCACAGGCCAAAACCCTGCAGGCAATACGGCAACAGGAAATCAATGATCAGAAGGTTATAGGGGCCGGCAACACAGCACTTTCCGGTTCCTACAATAAACTGAAAGCAGATATCAGGGAACTGTACAATGCGGTAAAAGCAGCACCAAAGGGAAGTACCATCGCCTTGAAAAGCGGTGATCTGGTTACTTATGATCAAGCGATTGCCAAACTAAAGCAGCTCACCGCTACTGAGCAGGACTTCCGCCGGCAGTTTCAAAGGGACAAAACCTTAGTTGGCGAGTATACCACTGGCATCATTCAGGCATTCCAGAAAATGGGTTTGGGTGATCTCATAAAAAGCCAGACCGATAAGGCAAGGGCATCGCTGGTGCAACTGGAAGCCGAATTTCAAAACCTCACCGGTGAACTGCGCGAAACTCAGGCTACCGGCAACACCAGCCTGGAAGCACTCGAAGCCCGGCTGATTGAAAACCGCAATGCGGCCGCACAAACGGAGCAGCAGCTTCGCAGCATGCAGGCTGCAATTGCTGCGAACGGCAATATTGGCCAGCAGGTTACCCGGCAGCTTGCTCAGGGCTTTTCCAACCTGCGCACGCAAGTGGGCCAGCTGGTACTGGGTTACGTCGGACTGCAGGCGGCTCTCTTTGCAATACCACAAGCCATTGAGCGAACAAAGGAACTATCTGACCAAACCACCGGTTTAGAGATTGAACTTGATAAGGCTGCCGGTGGTGCAAATAACCTGGTAGATGCTTTGGCAGGTCTGGACACGCGTACCAAGCTTGTGGTACTCGAGGAGATTGCCAATATTGCCGCCCGTGCCGGTACCGCTGAGGAGAACCTTGCCGGCGTTACTGCCGCTATCGACAAAATAAAGGTTGCTTTCGGTAAAGACTTTGGAGATGTAGAAGAAGGCACCGAAGCCCTGGTGAAGATTATCAACATCTTCGAGGGGTCCGGGAATGTGACCGGTGATAATCTGCTTCGCACCGGCAATGCCATCCGGACGCTTGCAAATGAGTCGGTAGCCTCTGTGCCGTTTATCAACGACTTCACCAAGCGGATGGCAGGACTGAAAGGGACCTTCGATATCTCCCTTCCTTCTGTTCTGGGTCTTTCTGCCGGTTTTGAGAATTTCGGGCAAAGCGCTGAGGTATCCAGTACGGCCCTGGTGAAGATTATTCCAAAGCTGGCCAGTGATGTGGAGAAGTTTGCAGCTATTGCCGGCGTGACTAAACAGGAATTCTCTCAGCTCATCAACGAGAATCCGGCAGAGGCCTTCCTGGCTGTTGCTCAGGCTCTTGTAAAAACAACCGGTGGCGTAGAAGCTTTCAGCACTGCATTTGCAGATTCCGAACTTGGAAGCGGCCGTATTGCATCCATTGTGGGTGTAGCTGGTGATAAGGCTAATATTTTCCGTCAGAAGATTGCCCTTGCCGGCAATGCCATCCTGGATACCGCCAACATTGAAGATGCGTTCGCAAAGAAGAATGAGAACCTGGCTGCAACATTAGATAAGATTTCCAAGAAGTTTGCCGATGGTGCCAACAGCAAAGGCTTTCAGTTAACGATCACAGCCATTGCCGGTGTTATTTCCCTGCTTATAAATAACATGGGTATCATCATTGGCCTACTGGGTATTTATGGTACCATCTTGGGTGTGGCAAACGCTGCCCAAATCAAGCTCTGGGTTTCTACAAAACTTGCCAACATTGAAGCGCAAATTGATAAGGCACTTAGTGTTGCGAGGATAGCGTACACGGAAGTTTATGCTGCGGTCGTGCTTCGGCTCTCGATAGCTCAGTCCGGTGCTGCTGCATCCGCGACAGTTTTACGCGTAGCGCTATCTGCTTTGGGAATTGGGGCCGTGATTGCTCTTGTAGCGGTCCTAGTAGGTGTATTCGATACTGCCCGGGCCGGCATAAACGGCACAACCGATGCACTACGAGCCAATGCAAAACAAATGCAGATAGATCTGGAAATCCGGAAGCGGGCCAGGGATAGCGTTTCTGAGAGCATTGCCAAACTCGAAGTTGAGAAGCGCATCATTGAGAGCACGGCCACCTCGATGGATACCAAGCGCGAAGCACTCAATCGCCTGATTGCACTATACCCTGCCTTTGGCAATGCAATTAATGGACAGAAGATAAAGCTGGGAGAACTGCGCACTGCTTACCAGCAGGTAACTGATGAAATCTACAAACAGGCAGAAGCACAAGCTGCTGCAGGTCTGGTTGCCGAAGAGCAAAAGAAGGTGCTGCAGCTTGTGCAACTCCGGCAGAAAATAGAAACCCAAGCGGCTAACACACCAAAAGGGGGGCTGCTTGGTAGCCTGAATCTGAGTGATGAAGAGAAAGACCTGCTCTTGGGGAATAAACCGTTTTTAGGTATCCGGGCCGGCAAAGTACCTGGTGCGCTATTGACCGAACAGTACAGTGGCGCTATTCAGTTCCAACTAAAAGACATTTCCAAAATCACTTCTTACCTGAATACTGCAACTCAAAAACAGCAGACAGAATACCAGCAGTACGTAACAACCGCTTCCAAGAAACAGGCAGAGCTGGATGTGATCCGCCGGCAGACAGAGGTAAAGCGCCAGGCCAGTGCTATTGAGCAAGCCAATTCGGAGAAGCTAACATCAGACCAGTTGTCAGCCATGGTAACGAGTGTTGATGAGCAGATAAAAAAGCTCCAGGAAGGAGATCCCAAAATCAAAGAGCTTCTTTCCTTAAGGGCACAATACAATAAACGCTTGGAGGCATTCGATGACCCTAAAAAGGATTCCAATAAAACACCTGGAACATCCAAGTTGAGTGTAGACCAGCAGGACCGGTTTAAAGAAATAGAGGCCAGTCAAAAGGATCTTATTACAGCGCTGGAGCAGAAGTATGCTGCCGGCAAAGTGGAAGAGCGCAACTATGTGTTGGCGCTTCAGAAAATCAACGATGACGCAGCGCTGGAGAAGATTGCTAAAGTGCAGGGGAAGGGTGCGGAGGAGCAGCGTGTGCGTGCTGATCTGAATCTGAAAATTACCCAGGATCAGAAAAAGTTGAACGAGCAGCTTTACAAATTGGATCTGGAAGCGCTCAATGCAGAGAAAGAAGCCAACGAACGAGAGGCACGGAAAGCAGCAAGGCTACCGCCAGACAGCACCGAACTACAGAAGGCCGAATCGCAGCAGGTATATTTTGACCGGCTACTTGTAATTCAAAAAGAGTATGAGATACAAGCCGAGGGGCTGGAGAAGTTTTACAATCAGGAGAGTCTGAAAAATACCGAAGCCCGTGCAGATGCGGTGGAGCAGGCAGAGGATAACAGTGCTCAGCAGCGCCTGGAAACAAAGCGCAGACTCGAAGAGAAACTGAGCAAGGCTGTGGATCAAGAGCAAAACAGCCAATCCACAGCGGAAACCTACAATTATGAGAATCAGCGGGCAGAAGTCTTCGGGCAGAAATTCGCTTCCGCTGAAGCGCGTAACCGGAAATTCCGGGAACTGGAGCTCGCCCACCAGCAGCGGATGCTTGATATTGAGCAGGCTGGACTACTTGCCAGAAAGCAACTCAATGATAACCTGTTCTTGTCAGGAACTCTTTCCGCTGAAGAATACGCTAAACGGAAAGAGCAGATTGATGCCCAGATTGCTGCCAATACTGCAAAGTACGGGGAACTGAGTGCCCGCAATCAGGAAGAAAGCTTCCGGCGTGTACAAGATTCACTAAGCAAATTCGCTGCCGGCATTCAGCAAGTCTACGACCGGGTGATTGGTCCACTCATGGATCTGGAGAAGCAGGATATTGAGCAGCAGCTTTCGTTGCAACAGGAGCAGATTGAAAAAGAGAAGGAGCAACGCCTGGCCACAGCACAGAGCAAATCCGAAGAGGATGCCATAAACAAGGAAGCAGCTGCTAAAAAGAAAGATGCTGAGAAAAAAGCTTTTGAAGAGAAGAAGAAACTTGCTCTTGCTGAATTGGCCATTCAAAGCGCCATAGCTGCTATCCGGGCTTTTGCCACTGCTCCGGATTATGTGACCGGCGCCATCGAGGCCGGACTGATCGGAGTGCAGTACCTAATTCAACGCAAGAAGATCGAGCAGCAGAAGTTTGCCCGTGGCGGATCCATTCCAACACGTGGTGGAACATTTGACGGTCCTTCTCATGATGATGGAGGCATCCCAACACGTTTTGGAGAATTTGAAGGGGATGAGTTGGCTATCATAAATAAGCATAGCGCGGCTTCCAGGGCGGTGCTTAATGTCACTGGTACACCGAAACAGATTGCCTCAGCCCTAAATAAGTTTGGAGGTGGTATTGACTTTGCCGGCGGGGCTAGCATGCGCAAGTTTGCTGCTGGCGGGTACATAGGCTCTTCTGTACAGCCACCTGTTTTCCGTTCTTATTTCACCCGTAACAGTGGGGAAAGTTCCGCAGACTTGGCAGAAATAAAAGCAATAATGCGAGAATCTCAGGAAATGATGCGTGATACACAAGCTCTTGTCTACTCAGAATCTGTAAAACCTGTGCAACTCAATCCACACGCAGTTACTGAAGCACAGAATGATCAACGTAAGAATGTAAACCTCGCAACCACTTAATTGCTTTTTAGTCATGGCACAGAAAGATCTGCAACTCTCCCAAACCGACCTCCACGAACTGGACCGCCGGATTCAGGAACTGTGCCTTCTGGATTTTGACAACTTCTGCCGGATGGCGGGTGTAGACAAGACCCAGGCTTTCGTTTGTTTCGAAGTTGCCAGGGGCCTGAGCTTTGGGCAGATCGGCATTAAAATGCGTCTCCCAAAAAGCACTGTACACCTGATAGCTAAAAAATGCCCGTCCAGATAAGCTGGACGGTTAGTTATTCATTGAATAACTTATGGCCTCGATTCGTTGCACTTTTGTGTTGCAATGAATCGAGGCCTTCCTATTCTCAACTACAGTGTACGTAACCAGAGCTCCACAGTTCTGGAAATTGCTATTGATGGTCAAATCGTAGATGCCTCGACCGAGCAGTTTTATAAAGACTACTGGGGTGATGACACCTCTGTTTCTTTTAAAAGTTTCCGGGATACTCTCAATACCGCAATTGCCGGTGGGGTGACTGTAATCAACGGCACCATCAACAGTCCCGGTGGCCATGTTACTGAAGCCATGGCCATCCACGACTATCTCGTGGAGATTCAGAATAAAGGCGTGACGGTGAATATGAAAGGACAGGGCATTGTGGCCAGCGCTGCAACCTACATCCTGATGGCTTCCCGTAACAGCAGCCTCACTGAAAACAGCTGGCTGATGATTCACAACGTTTCCGGCTTCGCTTATGGCGACGTGAACGAGGTGGAGAATCAAGCTAAAACGCTGCGCAAGTTCAACGATACGGTTCGGGACTTCTACGCAACAGCTACCGGCCAACCTAAAGAAACGATTTCCGGCTGGATGAACAAAGAGACCTGGCTCACTGCGACAGAAGCAAAAGAGAAAGGATTTGTAAAAGCTACCTCCGGAGCTGCTCAGTTCACCAACACCATTGATCCAAAAGCCTGGCTCTTCCAAAATATGGATGTGCTGGCTGCTTACAATTCTTCCACTTCTAATCCACCAACAATGGACTTCGCTAAAATCACCGAGGCTATTACCAATGGCTTCAACTCTCTTTCTGAGAAACTGGGACTTACCAACAAAACAGAAGGTGCAGCGGATGCGCTTGCCGCTTTCTCCAATAGCATCGTGAATGCGGTAAAGGAAAGTATTCCCACATCTGAGAGCATTCAGGAGATGGTAACCAACGCCATGGCAGAATCTACCAAGGTAATTCCGGAGAACTTCCAGAAAGCCATTGACGCAGCAGTTGCAAATGCTGCGAAGAATGTGGTAACCAATGAGGACCTGAAAAAGCTGGAAGGAACGCTCACAGATGCCATCGCCAATATGGCTGGCGGTTCCAAGCCTAAAAACACGGCCCCGCCAACCGCAAGTAAGTACGAGCACGAGGGTGTCAGCTACGGCTAGACCAGACGTCATCTTCTCTTCCTAAGTACCGTCCTTCCACGTTCCCCACTCCTTAAAAATCACTGCAATGAACGCATTTGATAATACCAATATTAAAGACAAGCTCTGCGGAGGTTGCAACTGCGCAGGCTTTGTGCCCGGTGTATCCTACACCATTGACCCGGCCGCCAAAACCATCGTCTTCGCTGATACCAGTGCGTACCCGGCCGGCGATGGTCCGGATGCGATCATCGTTCACGCCTATGATAAGCGTGGCAAACGCGTTGCCGGCAAGCTCACCAATGGAGCCGGTGCTACCGCCAACGTTTCCACCCTGGATCTGAGCAGCATCACGATTACCGCAACGGTAGTGAGCGACAAAGGCTGCAAGGCCGACCTGTCTGCTTACGACCTGGGCGTGACAGCTCTTGCCGGCGGACTGGGCAATACCACTCTTGCCGGCGACGCAAACGAAAACCTGTAGCCACATTTTCATATACGCCCACAGGAATCCCCTTTATCTACTTCTAAAGCAAAAATTTCTAATGGAATTTAAACGCCTCATGGTCAGCGCCCTTGCATTCTTTGAATTGCTGGTAGCTCCCCAATTTGCCGACCTTATCCCAGGCGGCCCCTATAACGGCACCCTCAATGAGTTCAGCGTCATGGATGACGTGAGCTCTCGCCGGAAAATCATTGATGTACTGGGCAACCGGAATATCCTGAAACGCCGGGACGCGAGCTGTAACATTGAGTTCACGCCTGTCGGCCGTGCCTCCGTCCGGGAGATCGACACCGATCCGATCTACGGCGCTACAACGCAGTGCGATAACGAGTTCTACCAGGGCTGTCTGGAAGATTTCCGCAATGATGATCCTGCTTTCCGGGACTATATCATGAAGTTCTTCCTGGATGCCATTAAGGTGGATCTGGACTCCAACGCCTACTTCGGCGATATCACCCGGGCCGATGACCCATCCGGTATCTGGAACTGGAACACGTTCGATGGCATCTTCAAAAAGTATGCACAGTACATCGCTGCCGGTGTACTCCCTGCTTCGCAGACGCTGACTATTCCGGCCGGTCCGCTGGCGCCGCTGGCTGCTTTCAACCTGCTCACCGCAATGTTTGCCAAGCAGGACCCCCTGCTTAAAAGCCTGCCGCCTACTATGAAGGCGTTCTACGTGAGCAGCGCAGTAATCGATGGGTATATGGCTTATCTGCAGCAGATTGGTGGTGCTTACAACATTGCGCTTTACCAGAATGGTATTCCGCAACTGTCTTTCAACGGTATTCCTTTGCTGCCAGAGCCAACCTGGTCTCCAGTGCTGCAGGCGCTTAACGGTGGAACGGAAGCCCACGCGGCTATCCTGACTATCCGGGGCAACTTCATTTTCGCCACTGATAAGAAATACGGTGAGAACACCGATCAGGGAGTGAAGTCACTGCTGGTTTGGTACAGCTGGGATCAACTGCGCTGGAAGTATGCGATGTTCATGCGTGCTGGTACTGGTATCGCGCTGCCACAGCATACGGTCTTCGCCCTGACCACAATCGCGTAATTCCATTTTCTCTTTGTATCAATAGTTATTCATGGAATAACTTTAAACCTTCTTTCAACTCATGCTTTGCGTTAAGCTCAAAAAATATACACGTCCGTGCTTGGGCGTATCCGGTGGTATTGGCAAGATCTGGGTTTTTGACCCGGCCGATGTCGACTTCACCCAGGCCGCTCCTTCTGCCGGCGGCTCTCCGCAACCCTACACGGCAGTTGCGCTCCGTCCTACTGCCACTATAGCTACCGGTTCCGGTTTCTTCCCGATCACTTTCCAGTACAAAGAAGCAGAACGTACCTGGAAGCACAGCGTCAAAGGCTGCTCTACGAAGTATGAGCACGAGTTCAAAGCACAGCTGCCGCAACTCTCCCAAGAGCTGACCGCTTTCCTGCAAAGCCTGGATTCTGCCGGCTGCTGCTGCGGTTTGGGTCTTGCCATTCAGCACAACGATGGGAAGATTTTCATTGCCGGCGAGAAGTACGTCAACGCTGCTGAGATCCCTCCTTTCATTGTGCAGATGAACGGTTCGGACGGTGCCACCGGTAAACTGTTTGATGATTTCAACGGTGCCAACGTGGTATTCAAAGCGGACTATAACCGCGACCTCTATGAGTTTACCGGCGGCGCTGCTGCCATCGCAGCTCTTGAGGCTACCGCTTAAGAAACAGACCCTTCTTTAAAATCTCAAAAAAGCCACTGCTACGGTTCATGCTGGCAGTGGCTTTTTTCATTCCCAACTCCTTTTTATTCTGCCAGTTATGGAACCTAAAATCAAAGTAAAAGAAGAATTTATCAATGAGATCGTTGGCTTTAATAACTCTGGCCTGCCATTAGGCGAGCGTAGCCAAGAGGATCTACGTTGGCTGGCTACGCAGGCGCAGACTGTAAACCCTTCCCTTAAACGCTTTTTCGAAAAGCTTCCTACGCTGGAGCAGCTCTCCGGAGAGAGTGTAGAGGCATTTCTGGCAAAGACGGAATCCATGGAGCTGCCTCCATTGCCGGTTGATCAGCCTATCCAACGTCCTGATGAAGATGTTCTGCCGGCAACAACAGAACCGGTCGCAACTATTGAAGAGCCTGGTGCAGAGGAGCCAGTAGCTCCTGATGAAGATGCTGTTTCCGATGCGCCGATAGCTCCTACTGAGGAAGCTGACGCCGCTGTGCCGGTAACTCCTATTTCAGAAGCTGATGCCGATGCGCCAGTAGCTTCTGAAACCAAAAAGGGCAAAAACGAGGGTAAGAAATAATTCACATGAAAGGGAAGGTGCAAAATAGTGCTCCGGTCGGAGCGGCAAAAAAGGCAACCAGTGTCGTTACGAACGTAGCGTCACTGGATGCCACTACGCCTATTCCCCTGGAGCATTACAGCCCGAAAGCATTCCTGCTGAACTCCAACCGGAAGTACATTCCTTTCCTGGAGCCGAAAGACAACTTCGCCCAGCTTCTGCTGGAAGCGAAGCTTTTGTCTCCTACCAATAACGCCTGTGTAAACAGCAAAACGGAGTACTGCATCGGCTCCGGATGGTACCTGAAGGATACCGAACAAGAGGATAAGGAACTGACCGAGTGGGCTGTGTGCGTGAACCGGAAGAGCCAAACCCTCAACGATGTTATCAAAAGCATCTTTGATAACCTGTGGACGGTGGGCAATGCATGGATAGAAGTGGTAAAGGGAAAGATCGGGGATAAGCCTTTTGTAAAAATCTACCTGAACAGCTTCCTGGATATGCGTCTGGCTATGCCGGATGATGATGATATTCCTGTGCAGGCCTACAAAAGCAAGCACTTCCGCCGGCAGGGCATTTGGTCCCTGAAGGAAGAGGATGCCGCCAAGCTTCCACTGTACACTTCCAACCCGCTCGATAAAAGCTGGGTGAAAGGCGACGACGACTTTGAGCGGACCATCATTCACCTGAAGAATTCTGTTTCCGGATACGATTACTACGGCATGCCTTCCAACGTGAGCTGCCTTCCACAACAGATCCTGGAATACAAAGTGGCCCGGTTCAACATGGACAACTTCGATAACAACCTGGTTATCGGAGGGATGATTCTGCTGCAGGGCAGCTTGACTCCGGAAGAAGCGCAGAAGCTGGGCAACAACATTATTGCTCAACACAGTGGTGACGGCAAACGCGGCCGCTATGTAATCCTTGCCGGCGAAGCAGGAATTGAGAATACAAAGCTGGTTCCCTTTGAGCGCCAAAAAGACGGCGACTTCATTGAGTTCGACAAGCGCATCGAGCAGAAGATCATCTCAGCCAATAACTGGGATGCGCTTCTTGCCGGCATTCAGCAAGGTGGCGCCCTTGGGAACGGTGGCAGTGGCCACTTGCGGTCGGTGTTTGATATCAAGTACAAAACCGTGATCGAGCCGATGCAGACTTACGTGATCGAGAAGTTTCTGATGCCCCTTCTGCAGATCTGTGATGCGCACATGGGAACCAAGTTTTCGAAGCACAAGCTCGGACTGAAGACAGTGGTACCGGTTTCCTTCCTGGGCGATATCGATGTGAACAGCATCCTGACAAAAAATGAGGGCCGCAAGGCGCTGGGCTACTCTGAGAAAGAAGGCGCCGGCGAAGATTGGATCAAAAGTTCATCAGCACAAAAAACACCTGCAGGCGATGTACAGAATTAATCTACTCCAGCGGCCGACGCTTATTGTTCCCGATGAGGTGCAATTTCATGCAGCTACCGATAATAATGTTGATGCCCGGCAGATCCTGCAGAACATCATTGTTGCGGAGGAACGCATTATTGCGCCGGCACTGGGTGACGCTCTTTATGAAGATCTGCTACAGGCAAAGAATAAGGAAGTAACGACGGCCAATCAAGACGGAATCCTGGCAGAGGTAAACGCTTCTTTTAGTGCAGCCGGACTAACTACTCTTACGCAAAAGGATCTTCCACCCGGGACCATCATAAACGCTTTGGAGTTTGTAACAGATGTGCATTACAAGGCGCTGTGGCAACGCTTTCTGTGGAAGCTGACAGCTGAAGCTGTGGATATGATGTGCATCGTGCCATCCTGGCTTCGGCATACGGTGCAAGGCCAGCAGAAGAATAATCCGGAAGTGATCGGAGGCAATGGTCAAGGTTCTGCCAGCGGTGACCGCCGGGACGTGCAGTTCAAAATTGACATCTGGATGCAGGATCGTATTGATCCGCTCCGGGCACGGATGGAGCAGTGGATGTGCTCGAAGAAAATGGTTGCCGGCAGCGGTGCTTTCACCAAATACACCGGTATCTGCGAAAGCGGTGATCAGGATGGTATCAGCTTCAAGCGCAAAACCGATTGGGTATTTGGTGCTTACGATACGCCCTGCTCCAGTGGCTGTGGCTGCTCTAATTGCGGAACCATAAGAACACAGACATGGCATCTCTGAATCTAAAACACATCTGGGAAGGCTGGGGCAAAAGCCTCGGCTTCTTCCAAGTAAGTGAGGAGTGCGCAGCGCTTAGTCTGCAGCGCTTGGATATCTGCTCTGGTTGTGAGCATGCGCAGGAAAGCAGCTTTCTGAAGTTCGTTGGCCGGGAAGCGATTGAGGTGGGCGCCATCGTCTGCGGGAAATGCCCTTCCCTTCTAAAGTGCCCGATTAATGAAAAAACACTTGTAACAAACGAAAAATGCCCTTTGGGCAAATGGTAAATATTCTTTCTAATGGCTCTCACTATCAAACCCGCTTACGCCACTATGCAGATTGCTTTCCGCAACTCTGCTGCTTCCCTGGGCACTCGCAGTCAGGAAGATCTGAAGTACCTCTTGATACTGGCTTATTTCTCCAATCGGGCAGACTACGTCAACCTGTTCGTGAGCCCTCCGACTTTAGAGCAACTACTGGGTACCGGAGGTGGCAATGACAATGATGATTACCCTTTTCTCGGCAATGTCGGTTTCAGCACACCTATGGCCGGTGTCATCCCTACAGGCTACGTCGCTTCTGGCTTCACGCCTACGTTTAGCGCAGGCGACCTGGTCCTTAACTACACCCTGCCGGGTAGTGCTGCCGTAGCACATCTGCGTAATAACACCTATGTAAACCTGTCCGAGAAAAACCGGACTACTTTGCTCTTTAAACTGCTGGAGACCGGCAATTCGGCGCAGTATGGCATTGGGCTTTCTTTTGCTTCCTTAAACCCAAATGGTTATGCGCAAAACCGCTCTGCTTATTTCTATTTAGGTACTGGCAAGGTTGGCCTTCAGGCAAACATATCCGGTGCGGACTTGAGTACCAGCACCTCGGCGGTTTCTGTCAATGTTGGGAGCGAATACAAATTAGAGGTGGAGCGCCATATTCATACGCTTACTGCTACCATCACCAACCTGACAACAGGGCAAACGGCTGTATCTATCTTCAAAACAGAACCGGATGCGGCCGTGGGGGCGGTACCGAACACCGCAAAAATTCAGATCAGCAGCATCGGTTCAAACGTGGCCATCCACAGCCTGGACTTTAAAGTTTTGGAGCGCAGTAATCTGGGCCTGCTTTGTCTTGGCGATAGCATGACCTTAGGATCGGTAGCTACAAAAACAGAGTACCGGTACGCGGCTAAAATCGGCATTCCTTTCTTTAAGCTGGGGGCGATGGGCAACGGAGCAGATGGCCTCCTGGAATTGCAAGCCGGTATTGCGCAGGTGATCGCGCTGGCTCCAAAGTGGGTCAGCATCATGATGGGCGGCAACGATTTGCTGTTCGGCATTGAATCGGCGGTGTGGCAGGCAGCTTACAATAGCATCTGTACACAGTTGCGCGCGGCTGGGATTAAGATCCTACACCTGCTGCCTCCACCTAGAGATGCACACAGCGTCCTACCGCTGGTGAACTTCATAGAGGCTACTTACGCCTCCGTGGATAAGATTGTCACAGGTACCTATTACGCAATGCGGGACGGCACAACCGACAAGCTTCTTGATATGTACGCAGGGCCGGACAGCCTACCTCACCCTAACGATCCCGGCCAAGAAAAGATTGCGGAATTGGTTACGGATTTCATCATTGACAACATCCCAGAACTGCTGAACTAATAAGAATCAATGGGCTTCTTCGATCAGGTTACAATAGTGAACTAAAAATTAAGGCAATGACCAATGAGCACGCAGCAAAAATTCAAGCTCTCCGAAATAGCGAAGTACCCGGCCGCCTACGTGATTTTTATCATGGCAGGGCTGATCGGGTACTTCTCTCGCAGCTGGGGAGAGAGCGCCGGCGGTCGTGCCGAAGACTCAAAATATCGGGAGGAACAGTGTCAGATCGATCTCCGAAGCGAGCGAAGGGAAAAGGATGCACTGGTGAAGCAATTACTTATCAAACAGGGAACTATCGACGCAGTGACAACACTGGCAGACAGTGTGCGTCCAAATCCCGCAAAACCCAACTAGTAGTATGGAACGTTTAAAAACCTACGCTTTATTGGCGTTTTTGACCTTCTCTTTAGGTCTTGCCTGGTATGTTTTGCACTTGCGCAAGCAGCTGGCTATTTGCAACCGGCCGCGCCCGGCTCTTCCAACTGCCGGCACAGCTGCTTCTCCGGCAGTTGTGCCCATCGTTGACACCTATACGGATGCGGCTGGCAACCAGCATGCGGTTATTGCCGACGAGCAAACGCAGCATTTGATTCGTAGCGAGGCGCTGCAGATAACAGCACCTTTCCGGAGGGTGATTGATAGTTTGTCGCAGGCCCTTGCAGTAAAACCAAAAGATATCGAAGGCTACACAGCTGTGCAACTGAAGATGGCCAGGGACACCATCCGGTTTCTATCTCGGACAGTTTCTGCCAGTGGTATAACGTCGCGCACATTTCAGGATCCATATTTAACGCTTACGGTCCGGGAGCCAGCGGATAAAACCAATGCCGATTCCCTGGGTGACTTTGATCTGCAGTACAACGCTGATCTGAAGTTTGTCGAGTACTCGAAGCAGAAGCGCTTCCTGGGTATTCCTGTCAGTCGGAAGAAATACTACACCGATATCTCCAGCAATGATCCCCGGGTGAAGATCAAAGGCGTTGATAAGTTCACCATCCAACGCAGCGAGCCGGTGCTGGGCGTCCGGGTGCAGGCTATTTCTACTTACAACTTCGAAACAGAGAGCTGGGGGGCAGGTGTGGGTACCCGCTTTGATGTTGGGGAAAGCTTTAACCTGGGTGTGAACTACATCTACAATTTCAACCTGCAGAGGTGGGTGCCGGCCGCATATGCCAAGTACGACATTCTGCAAATAGGCAGATAACTGATCAATAAACACAATCATGGCAGACTTTAAACCCGCTTATCACCGTACCGCAAAATCAGAAGGCGGCTGGAATCATGTCGCCGGCGACCGGGGCGGCGAAACCTATAAGGGCATTGCCCGCAAATTCTGGCCCGAGTGGCCAGGCTGGAAACTCATTGATGCCGCAAAGCCCTTGAAGCATAATCAGGTTATCAAATCGCCTGCGCTCGATCAACTGGTTATGGACTTCTACAAAAAGAACTTCTGGGAC